ATGCTGGCCGCCCACTGATCATAATGAGTGGGTTCTATGCTAAACACAATAGGCCCTGCAAGTCGAACAGTGAACTCTACAGCCGTCTTAGGATTTGTCCATGTGAATGTAGCTGCACCAATCCCCACAGTATCTTCTAAAGCTTCCAGTAAAACATACTCAGCCTGTGTCAAAAACCGAAACGCCATTGTCCACTTTTTTGGAATCGTTGTGTACTTCGCCCGAGTGAACACTTTCCCATTTTCCATTTTTGATCTAATGGTAGGATCTTGGGACGGTTCTTCCGTAAATGAAACCGGATCTTTACTGATTGTAGGAAAAGTCGGCATTATGCACCCAACCCTTGTATTTGATTACGCAACACGCCCCCACGTTCAATGTCACTAGATATTATTCCAACAACCCATGCTTGACCATCAAACTTAGGAGCACCATCCTGCTTCATAGGCTGTCCTGTATTGTTGTTTATGACCACAGTCGGAGGAGTACCACCCGCTCCACCACCTCTGGGAATCACTCTTTCTCCACGCTGAAGAATCGTTGGGAACTCATCAGAAGCCAAACCATTATGCAATTTGGGAGCATAGTTAAACAAAGAAGCCGGGAACATTCCAGTCCGACCATAACCAACTGCTCCACCACTATGCTGAATACCGCCTTCAACAGACCCTGATAATCCACTGTAACTGCTTTTAGCTCCACCACCGCCGGGAGGAGGCGTGCCCCACAGACCCTGCACTGCATTTCGTATAGGAATCCCTATAGCCTCTGCTAAGAGCATCTGAGTCATCATACGCATAATATCTTTAATCACAGAAGAAGCTAAGTCTTTAAAACTCGCCTTTCCTGTCAAAGCTAAATCAACAAAAGATTCAGCAAGACCATCCAAACCCCGAACAAGAATCTCAGACATATTTTGAAATGTATCGATGGATGATTCATACCACTGGTTCAAAGGAACTTTTGTAAGGTCTTCATAATATTTCACTAACTCTTTCGCCCCCTCTGCCGCGCCTTTCAACCTACTTTCAACACCCGAAAGAATCTTTTCCCACTCTGCCTCTGTGATAGTACCAGCAGACACAAAAGCTTGAATCTGCTCTTGTATTAAACCAACCAGATACTTAGAGTCTTCACCAAACTGATCTTTGACATTTTGCATCAAATCTTTTACATTGGCAACCTGAGCATCATAACCATTACTAACAAACCCCATCACAGCAACCCCTGCTATAGTAGAAAATTCCTGTATTCTTTTGATTGCTTTCTTAGCTGCGTCTTCCTGTTCTCGAAAACCACTCGCTCCTTTCCAACCTGCAGCAATTGGATCCCATTCTTTGTGATCCCCCATGGACTTATTAAACGCTTTCATATAAGCTAATCCAGCCTCTTTGCCTACCTCTGCTGAACTCTTACCTGAGAAGAGGTTCTTAAAGTAAACCCATCCTGATGCACCAGCCCCTTTCATATCAGACCAAAAAGTACCCCAACCTTTAGTAAGGTTCACAAACATAGCACCAAACTCAAGCACCATCCAATTAAGAAAAGGAGTAATCACACTAGTTGCCATTACTTCCCATCCCTCATCAAACCACTTAAAATAGTTTGCCCAAGATTGATACATCCAAAGAAAAAGACCATCAAAAGCTGTTGGAATCCATTCCAAGAACTCCTTAAATAAACCAGACCCAGCCTTCGTCCAATCCTCTAACGCCCCCCAATTTTGTTTTATAGCGGCATAAAGAATATATCCAGAAGCAGCAGCTAAAAGAAAAGCTCCTGCTACACCAAACAAAGCACCAAGTGTACCCATCACAGCCGCCCCTAATGCAACGAAAGACTTTCCAAGCACCCCTATGCTCCATGTAAGCACAGGCAGCATAGCTACACTCAACAGAGTGTAAGCTATAAAAGTTTTTGTGTCGTCATTGAGTGTATTCCACGCCTTTGAAAGTCCAATTATAAAGCGAGCCGCTTTCTTCAAGCCTGGTGCAAGGGCTTCTCCCAATCCAATAGAAGCTACTTTTGTTGCGGCCCACATCTGCCTCAAAGCAAAACCCGTTGTTTTTGTCATCTTTGCAAAAGCTTCTTCAGACATTCCTGCACGATCTAACATTAAACTTACATCATGCAAATGTTTTTCTGCTTGAGAAGCCATAGCAGCTACACCAGCCAAAGCTCTGATGTTTGGAAACAACTTTGCTAATTCTGAAGCCGAAGCATCTCCCAACTTCTTTAAAACACCAGATAAACCTATAGACCGAAGAGTATAATCAGTCAAGGTAAACCCAAACCTCTTCACAGCTTCTATAGCCTCCTCTGTAGGAGCTATAAAACTTGTCATAATACCACGAAGAGAAGTCAATGCTACCGGAGTTTGCAGACCTGCCCTAGTCATAGTAGCTATCGCCGCTCCAAATTCTTCTAAACTCAACCCAGCCGTATGAGCAATCGAAGATACTTTACCCAATGGACCCGCTAATTGGGCAAAGGTGGTTTTTCCTCGTTTCACAATGGTGAACAAAAGATCACTCACACTCTGTGCTTCAGAGGCCGCCAAGTTATACGAATTTAACATCGTTGTTATCGCATCAGCAGCATTATGAGTGTCTGTAAAACCAGCTTGAGCGGCTTGAGCAGAAACACGCAGCACATCCATAGCTTCTGCTGCTGGAATAGTGGCTGACAAAATATCATATAAACCCCGAGATAAGGTATGAGTAGATTCCCCGAAAGCAACAGAAATCTGTTTCAAAGAATCTTCATACTGAGGCATGTGCTTCATGGATTGTTCATCGAGCATTGTACTGACTCTTGCCAAGTCATCCTCAAAGGTAGAAAAGACTTTTGTAGCCGCCCCCGCCATCGCCAGTAAAGGCAGTGTAACAGACCGCATCATCTTCCTACCAAAAACAGTCATCTTATCAGCTGTTCTGGACATGGTCTTCCCAACACCCTTCATGGATGCTGTATAGGCCATGGTATTGGCTTTGAGATCGACAGTTAATGTACCAAGATTAAGAGTAACAGCCATGATACTATCCCTTAGTTTTCATGCCTAAAGCACTAAACCAAAAATTCTTGGAATGGGCTGTGCGATCCTCTACAGCCTGTTTCTTTTTCTGTTCTTGTGGTGTATTCATCATCTCAGAAACCTTTGAAAATTGAAGCATCATATCTTCCATGGTGACGCTTTCCGGTTTCTTAACAATAGCTTTCTTGGCCCACATTGCTATTTGAGCCAAATAGTAGTCTATTCGGTGATGCCCGTTGATGAACTCATTCTCTTGCAAGTACACCATCCACCCGACAAACTCAGTGGATGATGTCTGCTGCTTCACTTCTTGAAGTGTCTTTCCAAGATGAGAAGCTAAACGATACCACCAAATGGCTTCACCGTTTACTCGTTTTTTTCTGCATCCTTGTCAACTTCTTCTTCTGTGTTCAAACCACTCAGATCTCGACAAGCCATGAACAAATCTTTTTGGACCTGTGCAGGGAACGCTCGGATCTCAGACAGAGGAACAAGTGAGCCTCCTTCTTCAAAGAGGCACTTGGCGATAAGAACTGCCTGATGATCTTTGAAATCATTCAGTTTGTTGTTCACGCCGGGAATAGTTCGCCGGCCAACATTATCCATAAACTGATCACGACCATCACCTTGAAGCTCTCTCAAAAAACAGGGTCTATCAACCCCGTCTACAGTGACAAGCATTACCGGAATTTCTTTCAGTTTCAATTCAAATCGCATAGCATCCATTGTTATTGTCCTTTCCATTAACAATAAGAATAGTCTTCGCACGAACCCCCCCTTTCAAGAGGAGGCCCGTACAAAGAAGAGTTTCCAAATTACCCAATGACCGGAGCCGTTTCAACCTGTTGAGCATTCTGGTTCGACGGAATGATCGTGATCGATGCTGTGGGTGCTTCACCCTCAGTCAACGGTCCCGGCGTAAACTCATCCAACCATCCCCAGAAAGCCAACGTAGAGCTATCAGGGAAAGTGATCGTAATGAGATTGTTCACACCCAACAATTCACTGATGATGTTGGTGTAAGCATCCGGATCATACGTCACTACCAGAGAAGCAGGAGATGCTGTGATGAGTTTCTTCGGAGCCTTCGTCCTCCAAGTAGAATTCCTCATCGTGGTGATATCATTCTCACCACCAGCAGCCAAACCTGGAGGCGTGACTTCTTTCTCACGCACTTCCAGAGTAGTTCCCGAATCATTGGCGAACGAAATCGTAGTTGAATGACCATCATCCAAATAAGCCATGGCTATTTCCTTTCAAAAGTAAATCTTCTATGCCACTCTCAGCATCTTGACCAAAAAGTTCACAGTAAACAAATCTCTTCTTTCAGTACCCTCTCGTTCCACTCCCAGCGGGGTCACAGGCCCCTGTCGGTTTACGCTCACAAGCGTATAAGTCTCTCCCTCATACACAACAGAGGCCCTGTTAACAGCATCCAAACTAGTGGCAATACTTTCTGCTTTAGCAAAGCCATCCGTATATGCCACACTTCTAATACGTAATTGAATACCAAATTTCTCTTGGTGTATACCATTCATAAGTCGGAACTGCTTCACACCTGTCGTATCATAACAACAACCACAATCATTCTCAACATCAGAACCATCGGGCATAGAAGAAACATACATGGGCCAAGCAGCACCATCACCGGGATCAGTAGCAAGAGCCAATTCATTTATAATGTAAGTAGCCAAAATAGTTGCCGGCGTTGCTTCCAATGCCACAGGTGCATCTAGACCGAGAACGAAAGTGAAAAGACCACCTGTCATCACTGTCCATCTGTCAGCAAGTTTCTTAACTAAACTCATATCAGAACCGTTATCGTTTTAAATGGTGTGGTAGCAGACAAAGACATTTCAAGCAATGGTGTTACGCCGTCATCAGCGTCCATAAGCTGATCCACTGTAGCATCAGTCGGTTTAGATCTCCAATTACCAGCCACGGAAGCAGTAAGTATTCTCCAGAAATTACCCACTGTCAAAGCAGCACCACTCTCTTCACTGACTGTAGCCGCCCTCAAAGCAGCTACAATTTGATCTGTCGTTGGTGGACTGCTCTCTGAATCACTGATAGATTCTAGCGAATCATCATCAGGATCAAAGTCACTGGTAGTTCCATCCGTCTTGGTCATTAGATTAGCAAGAACCGTTCCATTAGCAACTTCATCCGTCATATCATCTCGATCACCAACCGCTGTCTTCATCAGATGATCAAGATTGATAGCAACCAATGCGGCAGCCGCCTGAGTCAAGATACTAGCTTTCATCGTATCAGAAAGATCGATGTCAGCCAGAGCCATCACATCAGCAAGAACATTATTCCCATCAAAGTTCAATCCATCTGTTTTGTCCTTGATTAAATCCAACAGAAGGTCCAGCCTTCCTCCATTTATCCAATCGGTCAAAGCTCCCATTCTTGCAACAGTTATTTCATGTGTGTTTGCCAACTGAGTATCCAAATCAAGCGTACCAGCAGTAGTAACTGGTAATCCACCGGCAGCATTTGCTACAGCATTTGGTAAAGCAGTTCCAGCCAATCCTCTAATCACTGAATAAGCAAGAGCAGCAAGTTCAAGATTATCAGCAGCAGTAGAAGAACCGGAAACCTTACCAACATCAACTGTATCAGTACTCGCAGCAAAATAATTTGCAGAAGGAAGTGTTCGTGCTTCAAATTCAATTGTTGAAGGTTGAACAGATACAATCACCCCAACAGCATCAACAGCACTATCTACCACCGCTATATCAGCAGCAATTGAAGCACCATCAGGAGCACCCAACCTCGCAAAATTATCTCCTGTCTGAGCCGTGTGTCCTGTAAGAGTAGATACTTCAACTATCTTACCAGAATCAGTATTGATTTCTCCTGTCCCAGTTCCATCTTTCACAGTTACTTTCGGATGACCCGCTGTATCAGGAGTAGCTACTGCTGTACTGTTCCATTGAATAATATCTGCTCTTGGCTCGATGATATTGACCGTAGTTCCAGCACTATTATCGGTGACTGTCCCATCACCAGTGATAGTAAGAGTTCCACCGTCACAAGTATTGTTAATTGTCAAAGAAGCCCCTGGCAACATATGAACTGTCATAGTACCACCCGACATAGTTGCTAAAGCAAGAGTGCCTTTCATATTTGTGATTTGACACAAAACTGGACTGTTGACCGTCAATACTGAACTATTATAAAACACCACATCGTCGATAAAAGCTAAACCCCCAGCAAGAAGGCCATTTTGACCTAACATTACCCCACCTTGTATAAACCCATGTATTCCAACAAGCCAATTAAAAGCACAATCATAATAATAGGAAACATCCGCTAACCCAGTACCACTAGCACTAGAACCAGTAAGGGCCAATTCACGAAAAGTAGATTTCTCAACACTTTCAGCACTCAGATTAAACAAATCAGCAGAGGCATCTCTCCATCCAGCCCCTATGAAAGTGTACTCCTCCATAGCAGCAGCAAGAGTATGAGGACCATACACATGAATCGTTTTGATGTTATTCGCATCAGCAATGATCTTGGCATTTGCTAAAGTGTTTGTTGGATGATTTGCTGTTCCATAAGGCCAATCAGTACTAGCAACCCCGTCATCAGAATCAACATACACCATTCCATCAGGAAAGATGTTGTCAAATCCAGTAGGATGTTGAGCACTTGGATGACCGTAAGTTTCAATATACAGGGCTTGATCTTCCCAAAGCTTTGGATCGGTCACATCAACAATCCGAATAACAATACGTGCCGCTTCCATTTCTGTAGCAGTCAACGAAATTTCATATATACCTTCATCAGTATGTTCAAAAGGATTCGTTGTTTGAACAAAAGCCCCTTCATCCTTCATAACCCTAGAATCAGCAGCGGCTATTGTAACTGGTGTATCCTCAAAATCAGTTCCTCCAAAATCAATTAGAGGAAAAGGTATTGTAGCTGCTACACCATATTTTCTTTGTTCAGCCATTACACTACACCTCTATGAAATCCCCGTCCGACATTGCCTGCCGGTTCTTTTCGTTGGATCGTTCCCTTGGACATATAGTTAGTGATAGCATCGAAGTCAGCATCAACCGCCATGTATGGCGGGAACCCGTTCTGCGATGCCGGTGAATGTGATTGCAATGTATAATTGTGATTTGTTTTATCTACAAACAAAGGATCACCGCTCGTATTGCCCCCACCCAAAAGATCGGCCCACGCACCATCAGCAACTACATCGGTATGAGTGGCCGAACCGTGCGAATGATTGTAGCCAAAGAAATTATGGCGGGGATTGCTATTAATTAATTTGTAATTCTCACCATCTGAATTATCGACGCAAATGTTGTTCCATACATTATTGCCTTGAGCACCTGAAGTCAACTCAATCCCCGATCCCGCATTACCCACGCAAGTGTTATGAACAATATGACTGGCATCAGCACCAACATAAATACCATCGCTCCCATTGCCATAACAGGTGTTGCTCTCAACTGTAGAATACGAAGCACTGAAAATAATACCATACGTTGCATTTTCATATGATGTACACCCAACAACCGTGTTATTGTTATAACCGATCCGTATCCCTTCCCCTGTAGTTGATCCTGAAGCGATACACTGCGAAACAAGACCATACCGCCACGCAGCTAAAATGCACGCCGCATTCGTATCGTACACTCTACAATTAAATAATCGATGGAACCTACAACCAGAATCATTGCAATCCCACCCGTGGTCTGCAACATTTGCCCCACCACCGTCCCCATTGACCACAATTAAATGCCAATCGGTATAATCAATACTATTGGACAACAGGAACACCCCGTTCCCAAGTGCCGCGCTGGGCACAATAACCGGCAAGGTATCTTCAACAGTAAGACGAACCCCTGTCGTTTCGTCTACCGCTTCAATGATGATTTTGTCTGCTTCCGTTCCTGAATTTGTATCCACCATAACGGTTGCCCCGAAGGTACAATCCGCTGATATGGCAATGTGATCACCGGCAATACCCTCGTCGAATGCAACTTGCCAACCTACATCGTCAGTATCTAACGCCCCGCCCACATAATAGCTAGTAACCGTGTCATCCGCTGAATAAAACTCTCCAAGCAAGATATAATCCCCGTTTGCCTCCACGCTCAACACTTCGTAGCGATCATCCACATACACCGACCCGAAATCCACATTAACATAAACACCGGCAACGCCGATCAGATGAACAAAATCATGCCCCGAACCGTCCCCGACTTGCAGTTTGACAAAACCGCCCGGCCCATTCAATGCCAAAACGCTTCCCACTGTGTCGCTATCCAACGGCGCACCATCTGAGCCTTGAAAACTCGTGTATGAACCGCCGTCACTGGGACGATACGCTCCACCGGCGTTGTTGGTCGCTGCCGACTGATCGCCGGAACCACCGATGATAAAATGTCTGGGGAACGCCATTACCTAACCCTCTCCATCTCTGCTAGTAATTCAAACTTATCCGCTGGATCCAATTCGATCTTTCCTTCAGGAGTACGTCTGATGCTTTTCCTTGGACTACCCGCTGCTTTCCAACGTTCGATGAACGTATTCAAAGCCGCTCTATCTTTAATGACTTGTAATCTACGTTCTTCGGTTCGTTTAAGAACACAAAACGCTGACATTTGACCTAACCCCGTAAACAACTCTTCTGAAGCTTCCATATCTTCAAGCGAGATATCCTTCTCAGCTACTTTCCTAACCTTTGCAATTCTTGCCTTTACAAAAGCTTTATACTGTTCGTGCGTTAAAGCCATGTGTTCTTATCCTGTCGTTATTTCAGTAAATATTGCGTCCAAATTTTCTCGAACAGCATTTTCTAAGAACTTCGCTCTCTGATTATCACCTCTGGAATTCTCCGTGCCGGCAGCAATTTCTGCAGCATGCTTTATATTAAATGCTCTGCCGTGAGCCTTCTGTAAATCCTCATGAACAAAAACAGCATACTCCGCTGAATAACCAACAATCATATGTGTCGTAAGACCGCTTGTTCCAGGCTTTTTATTTACCTTACCACCACCCTTTAAATTACCCTGATCCACAGGAACTGTTTCTTGGCTTTTACGATGTACAAGAGCAGCACCTCTTTTCAATCCATGCTCTATTTTCTTTGCAAACATAGCTTGCGACATATCCAAGTTCCTTTTAACCTCTCGCAAACCTTTAACCTTTGCCAATTCCATTTCACACCTACAACTTAGCTATTCTCAAAAAGTCAGTTGCCTTAAACGTGGGCTGTTTCTCAAAAGCCATGATCTCTGCCGCATTCGCATTGTTCTTTGGCACACTGACATCCGTGACATCTGCCAAAACACCCAGCATTAACACACCACCGGGAATAACATCTTCATCTGTATACACAACAGCAGTAGTAACTCTCTGAGTTCCTTTGGCATCTATGTACTCTTCATTCGTTTGTTCCCACCTACAAGTTATTTGAACATACGTAGCATACTGAGGTTTCCCAAACTCATCAAAGTCACTACCTCCACTGTCTTCTGAGCCTGGAGCCCAATACACTGCTGTCTGTTTCAAAAATCTAGTAGCAAGACTCATGGCGTATGTCCTATCACATGCTCTACATCGTCCCTAGTGCGTATTTCATCTTCTTCACAATGTTCTTTCAACTTCTCTCGTTCTTCCTCGGCCCTCTCTCGATCAAACCTCATCTCAATCACCATACCATCGGTAATTCTCTGATCCTCACGAATAACCTTGAGAATCTCTTCAGATCTTTCTCGGGACGTTGCGGCCTCACACACGATTGCTTTTTGATTGGCCTCGACATCAGACACAAGACCCTTAACATAACCACCAACAACAACAGCGGCTATGCCGAGTAAAAAAGCCAGACTAAACCTCACTGGTGTTTTCTCTGAGATCTCTTTAACCTTATCCGAAGGTGA